GGTGATCCCGGTGACGTTGTCGATCAGCGCGCCGTTATCGAACACCTCGATTTGCAGCGTCGCCCGCGCCGGACTCGCGATCGCAGCGAGCAGCGCCGCTGACAGAAGAAGCTTATTCATGCGTCCCTCCTAAAGGGAAACGTCGGCGGGATGCCGACGCTCCTTGGATCTCTAATATCCGTATCATTGATACGGATATTTTTTGCTACTTCGGCTGCGGGCGCTGGGGCGCGCCGGGTCGGGTCGGCAATTGTCCAGCGGTTGGCGGTCGTTGGCCCGGCCGCTGCCCAGGCAGACCCTGGCCGGGCTGCGGCGGCCGACCGCCTTGCGGCGGACGCTGACCAGGCAGACCCTGACCCGGTCGCGGCGGCTGGGGGCTGGGCAGCTCCTGATCGGGGCCTTCCTCGCCCTCGCCCGGCAGTCCCTGATCGGGCTGTCCGCCCTCGGGAATGTCGACGACGAAATAGTGCATCTTCTTGTGGCCAGTCGAGCTGACCACCGCAGCTAGAACCAAAGCCTTGCCCTCGGGAACGCCGGGGAGGTCGAGCGGCGGCCAGACGGTGCCCGGGGGCGGGTCGACCGGCGGCAACGGCTGGCCGGCGACCGGCGGCAGGCCGACGTCGGGATGCTCGGGATCGAGCGGCCACACTGGCAGCTGGCCGGCGTCCTCGCCGCCGCCCTCGCCCTCGTCGACGCCCCAATCGGGATCCACGGGCCGGCCAGGACGGCCGGGGCGAGATGGCAAATGACCGGGATGCCCAGGCGCGCCAGGGAAGCCAGGGAGCTGACCGGGGCGTCCAGGGCGCCCAGGAAGCTCATGGTCGGGGTGCCCGCCGCCCGGTTGGTCGAAAAACTGAATGTACGCCCACGAACCTTGTGCCATTAGCGTTTCTCCTTTGCTTTAAATTCACCGAGCGCTTTCATCGCCAGGATGATCTCTGGCTCCCCGGCGACCTCTTTGATCTCCTGATCAGTGAGTTCGCGCAAGATCAATTCGTCGCCATAGACCATAAGATGATGACAGTAGAAACATATCGCGACATCGCCGGGTTTCGGTCCTCGACCACCGCTGGTCGGATCGGCGGCGTCCATATCCTTGCCACAGTTGGTGCAGCGCGTGCTAGGGACGCGATAGCTCATGCTGGCTCCGCGACCTTGAGGTTCTTGAACACAGAACGATAGAGCGCGTCTTTTCGTTGCAGGGCTTTGACAATCCGCCGGTCGAGATCCGAGCCCGAGAGGTCGATGTACGACACATATTCGCCCGTCTGGCCGCGCCGGTGGATCCGATCTTCTATCTGGTCCCTGGTGTCGGCGCTGTAACTATTTTCAAAGAAGATCATCGTCCGGCATAAATCATCCGGTCCCGGGCCGCCGAGCAAGGTGTGGCCGTATTTGGAGGCTTCCGCTTGCAGGAAGATGGTGCGGCAGAAGGGGTCGGTGTTGAAGCGCCGCTTCTGGTCCTCGACCTCGTCCGCTTTCATCCCCCCTTTGATCCAGGCGCCGCCGCCCAGCGCGTTGGCCAGCATATCGAGGACTGGCCGGTGGCGATAAACGATACACACCTTGCCCTCAGTTTCCTCTTCCAGAAGCTGGCGCAGAAGGTTGAGACGCGGGTTCTCATCGGGGAGCACAAGTTGATGCGCGTCACCATGTTCATCGTAAACGAAGCCAGTTTGGATCTGGGCCAACTTTTCATATTTCGCGATCGCCACATCGACGGTGACATAGCCTTCCTCGATGGCGAGTAGGAACTCATGCTCCATTGAGGCGTATTGGCGCGCCTGCTCGTTCGACATCGCATAGTCGCGGATGGTGAAGTCCTTGCGCGGCAACGATGGCAACCAGTCTTTCTTTTTCGCCTGGAACACCACAGGGGTCATCATCGAGGCCAGGAGATCGGTGTTCTTGGCCTGCACCACCTCGCGCATCTGCCATCCGCCCATGATGCAGAACAGGCCGCGGAAGGCGTAGAAGTTTCGATCTTGAAACAGGCCGAGCGCGCGCAATTGCCCCCACAGATCCTGTGGTCCTTGCGTCTGCGGGCGCCCGGTTAGGCAGCGCACCCAGCGGCAGATCGGAGCGAGCCGGTGGACGCATTTGGTTTGCTCGGACTTGTTGCTCTTGATCTGGATGCTCTCGTCGATCACCAGATAGGCCTTGCCGCGCTTGGCCCATAGCACCATCGCCTGCAGCACGTTAGGCCTGCGGATCGCTTCGTAGTTCAGGATGAACACCGGCGGGCGCTCATGCAAGCTGTTGATAAATTGCCCCGCCTGTTTCTTCTTGGCCGACTCGAAGACATGGACGTCGAAGTCGAATTCGTGCTTCTCGATCTCGTCGACCCAACCCTCCTTGAACGTGTTGGGGCAGATCACGATCAGTCGATCGGCTTCCTCGGCGATCGTCAGGCCTTCGAACTCAGTCAGCGCGGTCAGGGTCTTGCCGAGCCCTTGCTCCATGAACCAGCCGACGCCGGGCTTGCCCCTGGCGAAGTCGAGGCCCGCGATCTGGACCGGGTCAAGCGTGCTCATTTCTTCCTCCACGTTCCATCGCCGACGCGCTCGATCGTCCCGAACTTGCGCAGCTCCTCCAGCCGCGAAGTGACCGAGTTGGGTGAGAAGCCCGCGGCCACAACTTTGGGCAGCAGATCTTTCGCGCTTTGAGGCCCGCTAGACAGGGCGGCCATGATGATCCCGTTGAGGCCCTTCTCCAGATTGGGGCCTGGCGAGGCGCGCTTCGCGGTTCGCTTGGGCTTGGTGATGTGTTTGACGGCGTGCGCGATCGCCTCGATCGGGATCTGGGGTTGACGCTCGACCAGCTCCTCGACGCTGAGATTGTCGATCGGCAGGAACTTCGACATCAGGCCGAACAGCGTCTCGCCGTCGATGGTGAAGCCGATCTTGAATTTAACAGTCATCGCCCGGTTCCTTGTCCATGCCGTCGAGCCAGTCCCGGACCGGAGGGCACGGCAGGCACATGCAAACGAAGGCGATGAGGCCAAGCAGGATGGGGAACCAGTTCATAGGCGGTTCTCCAGTTCAGTGATCCGGCGATTGAAGAGATCGAGGTCAGCGTGGACGATCTCCCAGCTTTCTCTGTAGGCGTCGTTGAGAGCGCTCAGCGCCAGTTTCATTTCGACGTTGGATCGCCGCGTCACGCGAATGACCCCGTTGATCGCGATCGCGCAGGCGAGTGCGCTGAGGACGCAGGTCAACATCGAGATGATGGTTATGATATTCCAGATCATTTCGCCCTCCGGATCTTCGCCATGCGGACGACGTGGCCCATAGAGGGCGTGGGTTGAGCGACGGAGGCCGCTTCGTAAGGGACGAACCCGAGCTTGTAGCCCAGCGCCCGCGCCACCGCGTTGAGTGTGGCCGCCTGGGGTTTGCGCGTCTCGCCGTCGAACCAGTCGTGCAGCGTCTTCGAGGTGACGCCAGAGGCCTCTTCGATTTTCTTGTAGGAGAACCCGCTCAGCTGCACGACGCCGCGGATTTCGTCGATGATCGGATCCTTGTCGACGAACGAGTAGCTTTTGTAGGTGAAGCCTTTAGACACCGGCGATCTCCATCAGCTTGGCGACGAAGGCGTTGGTGGCTTCGTGACATCGTTCCTGCAACGCCACGAACTTTACGCGCGAGAGGTCTTCGTCCATATCGTGCCGCCAATAGTCGATCATCGCCTGGTCGTAGGCGCGGTAGAGCCCACCCAATTCAGTGGCGCTGAACGCTTCGTGGCGTCGGCGTTGGGCGTGCCAGTCTTCGGTTTCAGTCATTTTTCTCCCCCAGAAATTCGCGCAGCCGCTCACGCTCGGCCGGATCAGAGACGTGGTCGGCGAGCCACTGACACACGGCGCAACGCGTCTGCCCCGGCGGCCAATAGCCGTACACGTACACGTCGTAGCCGCAGTCAGGGCAGACGAAGGTCGGCTCGTCAGGCATCGGCCTCCTCCTGCTCTTTCTGCAGCTTGAGGTCGCGCTCGACCAGCGCCTTGGCTTTGTGAAGTGAGCCGAGCGCGTGGCCAAGCTCCAAGGCGGTATCGTTCGAGCAGTCCCGCTCAAGCTGACTGCGCATGGGGGCGAGCTGAGCGAAGGCGGCCTCGCAGCGCGCCAGGATCTCGACGAGCTTCATGCGTCACCCAGCGGGCGCGGGGCGGGATCAAACAGGTTCTTCGGATTGATGACGCGCGCCTGGGCCGTCTGAGCGATGCTCTTCTCCAGCGAACCTTCCAGCGCCTTACGACGAAGATCCGCCAGCAGAGAGATGTCGGCCCAGCGTTTAACATCGCTGGCGTCGCCAGTCAGGATCTGAGCGAGGCTCGACGCGATCAGCTCCAACGCCTCCTTGCTTTCTGGCTGGAGCGCTTCCCAGTTTTTTCCGCGCCTAAACGCGAACTTGAGCCCTTGGGCGAGCGCCGCCAAGTCTTCGAAATATTTGCCGTGCAAGCTCTCATCGAGGTTCATCAGGTTCCCTTCAGATATTCGAACAGCACGTCGACCCATT